ATCTCGCTTTGGCTCTTGATGATCCGCCGTCGGTTCCTGTCCCGGCAACTGTGGTGAAGGATCGTCTGAACGCGAAAGTTCTGCTGGAGCTGTTCAGCCATGAAGCCATCGTTCGGGAGATGTATCTGGACAGCAAGAAGGTCGAGACCTGGAGTGCTGGCCTGACGGCTGCCTCTGGTATCAACGTCCGACAATACAAGGACAATCCTGCTTCATTACAGGTGTGCATTAACGCAGTCGTGGACCGACTGCGTAAAGTCTATGTGCCCAACGTCCTCACTGCATTTGAGGGCGTGTATCTGTCTGAAGCTCAGTTCGCAGCAGCTCTGTCGTTTGACTTCAACACTGGAGCCATCAAGCGAGCTGACTGGGTGAAGTCCGTCAAAGCAGGCAGAGCAACACAGGCTTACCGGGAGATCATGAACTGGAGGTCTCCGCCTGAAATCATCAAGCGTCGGGAGAAAGAACGTGAACTGTTCTTCGCTGGCACTTGGTCACAGGACGGCAAAGTTGCCGTCTATGAAGTGCGTAAACCCTCCTACGCTCCCAACTGGGGAAGCGTTAAACGGGTCTCTGTGACAGCGGAGATCCAAGCAGCTCTAGGATAATCACCATGTCTCTCGGCTTTGGACTCAAGTATATCGGCGCCCCACTTGCTGTGGTGGCTCTTCTTATTTTCATCTATGCCACTGGCTATAACAGGGGCGTTGGTGCAGTAGAGGCTGAACGAGACGCAGACAGACACGCACAGGAGAAGGTCGTTGCTGAACTCAATGGCCAACTTCGGGAAAAGGAACGGATCCATGCGGCCAGCACGAAGCAAAACTCTGATGATCTCCTCGCACAAGAGGCAGCTTACGCTGATGCTGTTTCTCGGCTGCGCCTTGATTATGCTGGCAGCTTGCGGGACAGCGAACAAAGAGCCGCCCGTTATCGTGCCCTTGCCGAAGCCGGCCCCACTCAGTGCAGCGGTCTCGCGGGCTATACAGCCAAACTCGACGCCAGTCTTGTCGAGGGCCGATCAGTGGTTGAAGAACTCCGGTCAACTCTTGAACTCCGAGACAGCCAACTGAAACTGGTAGGCGAACAGCTTCTCTCTGACAGGCAACTTTACGAAAACTATGGAACAGATCGCAACTAAGCCCACGTCAGAGCGGGAAAAGCTGACGAACTGGCAGGCCGAGCCTGAGCTGAAGCAACTCAAGTCTGAGTTCTTGGCCTGCGAGTCCACGCACAGCACCCTTGTAGCCAACATCGACAAGTGGAATAGGCTGCACGCAGCCGAACTCCCTGCGGAGATGGCGAAGGATAAGACCCGTTCACAGGCTCAGCCGAAGCTGGTTCGTCGTCAGGCAGAGTGGCGCTATGCTGCTCTGTCTGAACCGATGCTCAGCTCTCCGCGTCTGTTCACCATCAAGCCGACCACTGGCGAAGATCAGGATGCTGCAAAGCAGAACGAACGCCTGATCAATCACCAGTTCTATCGGAACATGAACCGTGTCGGGTTCATCGACAGCTATGTCAGATCGGCTGTGGATGAAGGCACGGTCGTCGTTCGTCTTGGCTGGGATCGTGAAGAGAAGAAGATCAAGCGAACTGTTCCTGTATGGGATTACTTCGACCCCAGCACGCAGCAGGAACAAGAGCTGCTCCAGACTGCTCTGGAAACCAGAGAGAGTGATCCAACGACGTTTGAGCTTCGTGCTCCCTCGTCGCTAAAGGCTTCGCTTGCCTACTACGATGAGACTGGCGAACTGCTGATCGCCATCGACAGCAAGACGACGACCGAGATCGAAGAGACTCAGGTCATCAAGAACACGCCTACGGCTGAAGTGATCGATGCTCGCAATCTGCGGATCGATCCCACCTGCGGTGGTGACATCACCAAAGCGATGTTCATGATCTACTCGTTTGAGACCACTCGGTCTCAACTGCTGAAGGATCGCAAGCGTCTGTCCTACAAGAACCTCGATCAGATCGATTGGGGTGCTGTTGGACCGTTGCAGACCGAGTATCACCATGCTCAGTCCAACGACACATCGTTCAACTTCGATGATCGGTCTCGCAAGAAGATCGTCGTCCACGAGTATTGGGGTCTCTACGACATCCACAAGAATGGGACACTGGTCCCGATTGTGGCGTCGTGGATTGGTGACACTCTCGTCCGTATGGTCGAGAACCCTTACCCGGACGGCAAGCCTCCGTTCGTGGTGGTTCCGTATCTGCCGAAGAAGCGTTCTGTTCACGGTGAAGCTGACGCTGCTCTCCTGGAAGATCAGCAACAGAACATCGGTGCTCTGCTCCGTGGCATGATCGACATCCTCGGTCGGTCGGCTGCTGGGCAAACTGGTATCGCCTCCGGCACGATGGATGCTCTAAACCGTCGTCGCTTCCTCAACGGGCAGAACTACGAGTTCAACCCGAATATGCCTGTGGAGAAGGCGATCCATACGCACACCTACCCCGAGATTTCGGTGTCGGCTGTGAACCTGATGCAGATCCTGAACAACGATGCTGAGGCTATCTCTGGCGTCAAATCGTTCTCTCAGGGCATCAGTGGTTCGTCCTATGGCAAGGTCGCTGCTGGCGCTCGTGCTGCAATGGATGCGTCTGCTAAGCGTGAGATGGGCATCCTGCGTCGTCTGGTGACGGGTCTCATTGAGATCGCTCGCAAGATGATTGCGATGAACCAAGTCTTCCTGTCGGAGAAAGAGGTCATTCGGGTCACGAATGAACCTGCTCTACAACTGGAACGTCCTGAAGGTCAGAGCGACGATGAGTTCGTGACGATCAACCGTGTCGAACTTGCTGGACAGTTTGACATTGAGATCGACATCGCCACTGCTGAAGTGGACGAAGCTCAGTCTCAAGACCTCGGCTTCATGCTTCAGACGCTGGGTCCGTCAACGGACTTCTCGGTGGTGAAGATCATCCTGTGCGAGATCGCCCGACTGAAGCGTCTTCCCCATCTGGAGAAGGCCGTTCGGGAATACCAGCCTCAGCCTGATCCGTTGGTTCAGAAGAAGACTGAGCTGGAGATCGCTATGCTCGAAGCCGAGATTGCAGAGACGAAAGCCAAGACGGCTGAAGCTCTGGCTCGTGCCAAGAAGGCCACGGCTGAAGCAGAACAGACTGATCTGGATACCGTCGAGCAAGGCACGGGTGTTGAGCATCAACGCAATCTGGCGACTGCTCAGGCTCAGGCTGAAGGCAACCAGAACCTTGAAGTCACTAAGGCGCTCACCAAACCGAAGAAGGAAAATGAGCAAGAAGGTGACATCGAAGCTGCTGTTGGCTGGAATGAGCTGAACAGAGACATTGGTAAACCGTCTCCCACAGTTGACACTGTGGCTCCTCCACAGGCACAGGTGATGCCACCAGAGCAAGTCTTTGCTGAACCACCTGGACCACTAGACCAATATGGCTGATTACGAGAAAGAACGGGAGGAGTTGCGACAGAAGTCGGAACTCCTTCTCGCTTATAAGCGGCTGTCCACCAACCTCGACTTCAAGAAGCTGATCCTCAAAGGTTTCTGTGAGAAAGAAGTCTTGAACTTGGTGGCACAAGCCAGCAGAGAGACCTCGACCGAAGGACGCCAGCACCTGAACAATCAGGCTCAAGCTGGATCCATCCTCCAATCTTACCTGCTGCGTGTGCAGTTGGAAGGTGAAACCGCTGGCAACGAGATGACCGCTCTCGATGCTCTGATTGCAGAAGAAGGCCACGAATAATGAACATCGAAAACATGACGGACGAAGACCTGATGAACATGGAGTCGCCGCCTCCGGTGGCTGCTCCTGATCCGGTCCCGTCGAATGAGCCTGAACAGGCTCCCGCCAATGAAGGCGGTGACGATGATCAGAACCAAGACGACAACAACCAACCCACTCCCAATGAGGGTGAGGGTGATGATGACGCTGGTTCGAAGGACGGCGGCGAGGCCAACGCAGACGGAGCCGAAGGCGACGGCAAGGAAGGCCAGAAGCCGACGGACGAGAACCTGTCCGATGATGACTTCGACAAACAGTCTGCTCCTGTCGAAAAGAAGCAAGACGCTCCTGCCGAAGACAAAAACAAAAAGCCCACCGAAGGTGAGCAACAGCCTCCGAAGAAGGAAGCCAAACAGGAAGAGAAGAAGCCGGAACAACCGACTGAAACTCCTGACTACAAGGCTGCCTACGAAAAGCTGATCGGTGTGCCGATCAAGGCTGACGGGAAAGAGATCACTCTCAAATCCCCGGAAGAAGTCCTGAAGCTGGTCCAACAAGGAGCCAGCTATCACAGACGCATGAACGAGCTGAAACCTGCTCGTAAAGCGACTGCAATGCTTGAAGCTGCTGGCCTACTTGGGAACGAAGCAGCCATTGGTCAGATGATCGATCTGTTCCAAGGCAAGCCGGAAGCTATCGCCAAGACAATCAAAGACAACAACATTGATGTTTTGGCACTAGACATGGAAAGCGGGGCTAACTATACGCCCAAAGGTCATCTTCTTTCAGATGAAGCGGTTAACTTTAACGATACCCTC